AATTGTTGCTGTTCCTAATGTAATATCTCCATGGGCTACAACTGTAAATCCTACTCTAGGTGTTCCTGATGGATCTGTTGATAGTTGAATTGAAGTAGGACCTATTTTCACTACATAATATTCATTGCCATTGATAGCACTGAATGTTCCATCAAAATCATTTAATTCTACAAGTTGTCCATTATATAGTCCATGATTGACGCCAAAATTTATTTGTCCAGGTTGTGTTGGGAAGACACCAGGAACTGCTGAAGCAATTGTATTATTTATTTTTTCTATGTTAGCAGTAATTATTGGTTGTTCCCAAAACTTATATAAACTGTTTTGTCCACTAAGTTCTTCTAAAATACTTGCATTTGAGAATTTACTACATTTCTCTGATATCTCCTGAATTGTTTGCGTTGTTTGTGTTCCAAGTAGAGGCAAGTATGTTCCATTAGAAGCATCTGCAATTCTCTGTAGCCACCCACCGTTAGCTGCACTTAATGTTCCATAATAATCTGGATCAATAAAATGAGTGAGCGGGTTATTTGGATATGTAAATATACTTTTCATTAATAAATCCCCTGTTTTCCACGTCTGTTGTATGCACCCTGGATGATACCTTCTACTGCTTTTCTATTCTTAAGCAGGAACTCTGTTCCAGTTTGCGTGTCTATTGCTTGTATAGTTATATTTACCGCAGGTGCACTACCGCCCATTTGGTTCATTGGTGTAACACCAGCTGGCCCGTGTATAATCTCTGGTCCATTCTCACCTGCTATACCAAACTTACCTGCGCCTAGTGTTCCGCCGTTTGCAAAGAATCCACCAAACAAACTACCCAAGCCGCCGCCTCCGCCGCCGCCAAATAGTCCACCTAATAATCCTCCAAGGCCGCCGCCTCCGCCGCCGCCTCCAAACATTCCGCCACCAAATACTTTACCTAAGATGCCGCCAAATCCACCAGCACCTTGTGCCATTGAACCTAATTTTTGTTGGAAGAAATTAGCAAAGCCACCCAAGTCTAATTTACCTGTGTGTAATGCGTTGCCTAATGTGCTGGCAAATACATCTTCAAATGTTTGTGCACCTGTCATTGCTGATTGGTTAACTTGTGATGTCATGGTTTGCATTTCACTAACACTGCCAACCTTCATGTCTCTGAAACTGGCAATAACTGCATCACGTAAGTCTGGAAAAACACTGTTACCAACCAAGTAATTATACATACTACTTGCGCCATCTTTTACGCCGTTATACATATCAGTTGTTTTGTTAACAACACCATCTTTCATATTACCAAATGCACCTACTGTGGCATTTTTTAAGTCAATTGCTTTTTGTTTCAATGCACCTAATGTATCAACAGCTTTTTGGAATATACCAACAACTGTTTCAACAATACTTTTTAATCCTTCAAATCCTGCTTGAAGCGCCGGTAATGCAATCTCATAGATAGTTTTCATTATGTCCCACATGCTGTTGGCAACATCAACAATAAACTGGAATGCGTCTTTTAATAATGGCAATGATTCTTCAATAAGTGGTGCAATTGCTGTTGCTATATTTCCCAATACTTCAAAGATTTTTTGCATGATAGGCCAAACTACTTCTGTAAGTAGTGTTCCTAATAATTCAAATACTGGTTGTAAATTACTTAATGCTGTTTGAACTGTTTCAATAATAGCAGGCATGTTTGCTAATATCTTTTCACTTAGCTCCAATAACACTGGCATCAATGGTTCAATGGCATCAGTTAGTAACTGACCCATACCTTCTTTTAGACGCCCTAAATTATCATTGAATGCTTCTGCCTGTTCAGCAGCTTCTAATGGAATAATGTTTGTGTTTTGTGCAACATCATCAAGTGTAGCTTGTAGATCTTCTGCACTTTCATTCATGCTTGCAAACTGTTGTTGAATTAGCGGACCAGCACGTCCACCAACAACTTTTGCAAAGTCTTCTGTTGTAATCTTGCCTTCATTTAAGGCATTCATCATTTCTTGTAGTAGTTCTGGACCTGACTTTAGATTGCCATTCATGTCCTTTAAACTATCACCAAGTTTGTCAGTAACAGCGGCAAATGATTTCTGCCCTTCTGTTCCTGCTTTTAATCTGGTTGTGGTTTGAAGCATAGCTCTATCAAATGTAGCGGCATCAATGCCTGCTTCATTCATAGCTTGTTTCATTACCTGGAAGCCTTCAAATGCTTCACCGCTCATTGCTGATCCGGCTGCTCTTGCACTCTTGGCCAAGTCATCCATTGCTGTAATTTTATCACCAACAAATTTAACTGCACCAAAGGCTGCTAAGGCAGCACCTGCGGCTCCCATTGCAACCTTAAAGCTGTTTGCTTTTGATGTAAGCCCACCAAGACCAGTTGAGACCTTGTTAATAGATCCGCCTGTGTTGTCCTTGGCGTTGATATTAATATTATAATCTGCCATTAGTTCATCCTTTTATTTTGTTGCTGGTGTAAGTATTCATAATATTTAGCCCAGCCCTGCAGCTCTAATGTGCTTACATTGTGCAGGATCCATTCTACACTTTGTCCTATCTCTCCAGCAATCTTAAAGAGCAAGAGTGTGTCAAGATCCTCTGTTAGTTTCCCAGAGTGCCGCTTGCTGCATCCTTGGCTGCATTTAGTTCTGTGCAAATACGGATAATAACATTAGGATCAACTTCACGCATCAGCACATCTTTGTCTGCGTTAGTAAACATACGTTTACCATTTTTATCTAATGCTTTCTGAACTAATGTTTCTACCAATGCGGCAACTAATTCACCTTTTGCATGCAATTCAAGAATCTTTTGTTCTTGTGCAAACGTTGATACGTTTTTAAAATATACTGTTGTTTCCCATTCTGGAACTTCAATACTATTTAAATTTCCTGTTAATTGGTCTCTAAAATGACCTCTTGCTTTATTTAATACGCTCATAATTATTTCCTTGTTGTTCTACGTAGGGCAACCTCAACTATCCCGTTGGGTGCTTGTCTACTTGTTTTATCTGAATCCAATACTCCAATGTATGGGACTGTGTTCTTTGCCAATGGGGCAATCTTTCTTCCGTTCATTCCACGGAAAACATTTTGCCAACCTTGACGTGCTCTACCTGTATCTATTGGGGTGGTAGCACGTAGGTTTGCAACAAAATCACGTGAAAAAGTGGACAAGTCTTTGTTAATTTCCGCTTTCAGTTCTTTTTCAATTCCTGCTTTAGTATTAGCCATTGACTTGTCCTCCGTTTCTTATGCCGCTGTTACTAATGCGCCATCACCTGTGAATGATAAAGATGCGGTAATCATATCTTCAACACCAACTGATGTTTCAATTGAAGTAACAATTGCATTACCTGAATAGGTAGTGGTTCCTGCTATTTCATAAGCAACCAATTGCACTTCTGTCCCAATAACTGGGTATGTTTCTGATGTGTCAAAAATAGCTTCCGCTGTTCCTTCCCAACTTGAGTGTCCTGGTTTGATGCATTTCCAATCAGCACCCATGTAAGATGCTTCAATTGTTTCTGCGTTTTGTGTAATAGTCCAAGCAGTTAATTGAGCCACATTAGTAGTCCCACCATCAACTGACAAAGCACCATTTTTTCCTGATATACATGCCATGTATTATCTCCTTTATGTATTATTTAATTGGTAACAATATTCTACAGTGAATATTATTCCACAACTTGCAAAAGGGGCGCTTTCACCAGTTGTAATAGTTTCAACTCTCGTGAGCCTAATGTCTTCTACAATAGAATCTAAACTTCTATCTGCCATTAGTGTGTTTTCAATAGCTTCTACGGCAATATTTCTTTGCGTATCACGTTCTCTTCCACCCACTACTAGCACAATGCTGATTTCCATCAACCCTTTACGCATCAACCCAGCTGAACCCATTGCCATAGTAATATCTTCAATGTCTTCATCTGAGGTTTCAATGTAAACGGCTGGAAATGCAGTTGCGGCAAGTTCTTCAATCACAATAGGATCTCTTTGAACTACACCAAGTTTCACACTGCGTTGCGCCTTTAGACGCTCAACTATTTCTACTAAAATATCTTCTCTGCGTGCCATTATCTATACAACCTATTTTGACTTACTTGTTTGACATCTGAGTTGTCAATGTTTCCGTCATCTTCAAAATCATATTTTATTCCTACACCAAATTGTAGTTCCCATTCTTCAGTGAACCTATCTTTATAAAAAGATAATTGTTCTCTGTAGGGATCACCTTCTGGTCTGAACGTAGATAACCTTGGCAGAATATAACCGTATAAGGCTTGATATACTGTAGTTTTAGTCCACTGTGCTTCAACTAATTTACTACTGTCAAATTCACTACGGCTATAGAACTTGTTCCACCACTTGAATTGAATCATGTTGATAACATCAGTCTGTGCTTTGGCCAGTTCTTCTGTCCAATCATCAACTCCTTGTTGGAAAACTTCTGGAGCGTATTCTTCTAAATTTGTATTTGTAGCAAATGCCATTTTCTTCTCCTGTAAAATAACTGGAGCAGTTGCCCACTCCAGTTTTCTTTAAGCTGTATTATGCTGCGTCTTGAACAACTACACCACGTGTTGCGTCAATAACGTCAACACCAAATGCTGCTGAAGCAACAATATCATTACCAACTGCTGCTGCACGTCTTTCAACTTCAAGGTTAACACCACCCTGCATAGCCATGCGTAATGCGTCACCTGAGAACACTGCAAATTTGGCGTTTGTTAGGCCTGTGTTAGTGTCATTAAAGTGTGAAGATACATAACATGGAACGCCTGCAATCATGCCAATGAAACCTGAACGCATTGCTGCATTTTGTGTTTCACCGCCAGCAAATGCTGAACTACCAATTACTGTCATAAAGCCTTGGTATGCTGCTGCTGAAACTACACAATTAAGTGCACCTGTTTCACCTGCGGCACGGATTGTTCCAATTGCTTCATACAATTCATCTAAAAGATTAGTTGTTGCTTCTTGGGCTGTTAAGTCACCAAGTTTTGCTGATACTAATGCGTCTACTTTAGCCGCAATTGCGTTACCCATAACTCTACCCATTTCAGATGGATCAATTCCACCTAAGTCACGTAGGACTGTGCGTGCTGCAATCAAGTCTAAGTTGATTGATTTTTTAGTGTTAGTTGGAAGAGTTGAAGCAAAGTCTGCCTCAATTTCTTGTGTTCCGTCACCGTTGTTTGTTACTGTTGTTGCGTCTACTGTGCCCATAACAGCCACTTGTGCTGATGCTGAACCTGCCGCCACTGATACTGATGGGATGATTAATCCTGGTAGGTATAGTGAGTTTTCTTGTGCAGCAAATACTGTTGCTGCTTGTGTAGGGACTACCAATGCATCTAAGTTGATGCCTGACCCATATTCATTTGCGTATGCCATAATATTTTATCCTTTATATATTATAAATTTAAACTTTACCTTGAGCCTTCATCTTTTTATAGATTTCTCTATGCTCAGGCTTGTTCATGTCAAGTTGTGCTAAATCAAAATCTTTTTGATCAGCGTTATTTGTATTACCCATAGAGCCCGCACCACTTGGTCCTGCGCTCTTAAAATACTGGTTACCTGCTAGAAATTCTTCTACTAAGTTATGAACTGTCATGGGATCTGCATTATCCGTATAACGTTGTTTACCTTCTGCATCAGTAACAATTACTTGTCCATCTTCACTTAGTTTAATACTTCCTCTCAGTAGTTGAGCTACGTGATTAGGTGCAACACTTTTGGCTTTAGATGCCGCATCAATTAATGCACCATCAATTTTGATTGTCTCAAGTTCAGTTCTAAGTCTGTGGATTTCTCCTTCTGACTTTTCTTTCTGCTTCTTAAGAACACCATTAAAGTCTTCCTTCTTAATCAGTTGCTCTTCCTCAATCTGCTCTTTCAAGCCTTTGAGTGCTTTGTATTCATCCACGTCAACATGTTCAAACTTCTTGTTAACTTGGGCAACACGTTTACCAATAAGTTCATTTACTTCTTCTTGAGTAAATGTTTTAGTGGCTTCAACCTGGGATTCTGTATTTTGGCCTGTTGCTGTATCCCCAGTGTCTACAGTTTCAGTTTGTGTTTCCACGCCATGAGTTTCAATTGTCATGTCAATATTCCTTTATTAAGTTTAGGGTTGTGTGCAATTGCACAAAACTTATATATCTCTATATAGCTTTATTTATCCTTTTACTCTTCTTCAAAGTTTTCTACAGGCACCCAATAGTGTTGGCAGTTGTATCCACCACGCACTACAAATGCATCACCGGGCTCTTTTCCTGCCCAAGTTTCTCCATTCCAGATGTTCTGTATTTCTTCTTCAGTCATTTGTAATCCCAACATACTTCTGCAAAATGGTCTTGATGTTGCCATCAACCCACCAGCATATTCAAAGCGTTCAATCTTCTGACGCTTTGCTCTGCTTTTTGCAAATGTTCCGTTGTAACTACCTACAACACTTTCTGCTTTTGTGCTCAACAACGTTGCTAATGCAGCCGCTGTGTTTACATCTCCTGGTAATTTACGTTTAATTTGTGCTACAAGATCTCTGTGTTGATCTCCTGTTGCTTTACGCAATTTACGTTGCAGTTTCTTTATTTCAGGATCATTGGAATCCATATGGACTCCGCTAATTCTTCC